CACCACCACGCGGCTCATGGGGCTGCCCAGACTCACGCCCGTGGCCTCCTCGGTCGTGTCGAGCAGGACCGCCGTGGCCGTCGCGCTGCCGATGGTCTGGTCGGCATTGGCGGTGAAGACGCCGTAATACCCGCGGGTTGTGACGGCCGTAGGAACCTCGAGCACGTCGCCGGTCGTGCCCGTCACCAGCAGCTTGTACTCCACCGTGCCGCTGGTGGTCGTGACCTGGAACCTCACGTACCGGATGCCGGCCACGTAGATCGGCTCCTTGAGGCCGGCCGAGCTGTAGTCCACCGCGCCCTGCGGCATCGGCCACCAGGTCTCGTTGTCATTGGACCCTTGCACGCTGATCGTGCCGGCCGCCGAGGCGTCCAAGGGCGTCGAGATCTGAGGCCGGATGGTGGCGTAGGCCTGCACGTCGTACACCAGGCCGCTGTTGATGCTCGAGAGCACAGCCGCTGGGTCGAACTGATCGACGCCGTTGGTGTTGATCGGGCTGAGGATGTCGGTTCGGATCGGCATGGGTTAGTCTGGGTTCACGTCAGGGATGGGGGCGCTATCGCCTGGGCCTGCGACGCCTTCGCCGGCACCAGGCACCGTGGGAGGCCGCACGGTACCAGGGCCGCCATCATCGACGCGCAGCTGGATGGCTCGCGGATCAGGCCCACACTCACGGAAGGCTGGGTATTCGTGGAAGTGCCACTGCACCACGTTCGCCGCCACGGCGCCGATCACCAGCTGCCCACGCCGCAGCGCCACCACATCGATCTGGTCGGGCCACCGCTGCACCGGCGTCTGCCGCTCGAGCCGGTAGATGCCCTCCACGTTGGTGTCGTGCACCGCGATGGTGTAGGTGATGCCGCTGGCCGGCCCAGGGCTCTGGCCCTGAACCTCCACGATGCGGCCGAGGATGAGGCGGGGGTCTGCCATGGTCAGATGATCCTCGAGGCTCCTGGCAGCTCTCGCCAGCCCTCGGGCTCATAATCGTACAGGTCCTGCGGGAAGCACCGGGGCCGCTGGGTCTCGGGGTTGCCGTCCTGCACCACGGCGAAGACGGTGTAGGGCAGCCTCACCGGCACATCATCCTCGTCGGGCAGGCAGTACTTGATCAGGTCGCTGCCGGTCTCGGGAAGGAAGTACGTGCCGTAATCGATCTCCCAGGTGTAGTTGATGTCGTAGGTGCCGGCGTCATCCACCTGGCTCACCGTGCCGCCCTCGAAGTGATAGATGCCACCATCCGGCATCTTGTGGAGCTTGTCGGTCTGCTGGGCGATGGCGTCGAACACCCGCACATCCTGCACCACCACACGCACCTGGAGGGGTCGCAGCACCCGCACCTCCACCAGCTGCTTCTTGGCCAGCTTCCAGACCAGCTTCTCAACCTGGTCGCCGTTGCCGTTGGTGCTCAGGACCTGCGACCGCACCGCCATGGGGATCTCCACGGTGGCCTTGCGGCTGGCCCAGCCCCAGTGATACCAGGTCGGCGCGTCCTTGTTCGGTGACCGCAGATCCACGAATCGGTTGTCGTTGGAGTACTGACACTCGACGGTGCAGATGCCGCTCTGGTTGGTCGTGACGCTGTAGCGGTCGAGGCGCATCCGCGGATCGTCGGGGTGCGTCGAGTTGAGCTGCGGCACATCCGGCGAGAGCAGGGCCGCCGAGGGCGAGAGGGTCTGCACCACGATCCGCCTCGAGGCGGTCATCTTGCCGGTGCGGTCTCGCCCGAGCTGCTGGGATAGTGCAAGGTCATAGCCAGGCAGGCTCATCCGACGCCCTCCACCACGATGCGGTTCATGTTGCCGGCGGCCTGCAGGCCGCTGACGGTGAGCTGCTGGCCGAACTGGGTGATGCTCGCCGCGGCCTCACCGCCGAAGGTGGCGTTGATCTCGGCCCTGATGGCCTTGAGGCTCTGGATCCACGCCTCTTGAGCCTTGCGGGCTGCCTCGGCCTGCTTGCGCTGGGCTTCCTCTTGCTCGGCCCACCACTTGCGGTACTCCTCCTGCTCTTCCTCTCGCTTCTTGCGCTCTTCCTCGGCCTTCTTGGCTGCCTCGTCGGCCGCGGCCTTGGCCCGCTTGGCCAGCTCGTCCGCCAATGTCTTCTCGATGGCTTGGATGGCTGCGGTGGTCTCGCCGGCCTTGGCCAGTCGATCCGCCGCCGCCAGGGCGTTGTGCGACTTGATGATCTCGAGGATGCGGGCCTGCGCCTCGGCCTCGAGCCGCTCCTCTTCGCCCATGGCATCAAGCTGGGCCTGTTCATTGAGGGCGTTGAGAGCCTCGAGCTGCTTGGCGTACCGCTCGGCCTCTTGTGCATCGGCTGCGGCCTGTGCCACGCCACGGATGCGTCTGGCGTTGTTGGCGGTCGCCTGTGCGATGTCGTTTAGATTCTTGAGCTCGTCGCGGATCTTGTTGGCGTCATCGGCCAGTATGCCGGCGAAGTTGGGGAACAGCTCTAGCATCACATTGGTGATTGGCCGGAACTGTGCATTGACCTCCACCAGCTTCTTGTTGAGCTCGTCGAACTTGTCGGCGATCTTCGCCTGGGCTGCCGCTGTGTTGGTCTTGTCGAGGGTGGCCCTGAACTCCTCGGCACGCTCATTTGCGGTCTTGAGCCTCTCGATCACGTAGGTACTGATGGCCTCGCCGATCTTGAAGAAGGTCGTGGCGATGGCGCCCACGGCGAAGACCTTGCCCAGCAGGCCCTGCACCACCTCGATCTGCTCGCCGTACGTCTTCTTGACGCTCTTGAGCTTCTCGCCGAGCTCGGACGTGGCGGCAGCCTGGGCCTTGGTCGCCTCGGTGGCCTTGCCGGCCGAGTCGGCACCCGCGGCGTCCACTTGCGCCTTGGCCTTGGCCACGTCGCCGGTCAGCTGGCTGGTGTCGGCCCGCAGCTTGACGCCGATTTCGATAGGCTCTGCCACCTAGACCTCCAGTTAGGACGCCGTGGCGGTGCTGGCGATTCGCAGGGTGCCCGTCACCCGCACCACGTCGTCCATCCTCCAGCTCAGGCTCAGCTTGGTCCAGAAGGCCGGGAACTCCCACTTGCGGCTGCCACCGACCGTCAGGCGGCAGGTCTGGTCAGGGGTGGCCGATGTGCCGGCGATGTTCCAGGTGGGCTTGGCGATGTCTCCAGACGCCGCCAGCAGGCCGCCGTTGCTCTGCGTCAGGTTGCCCGAGCCGTTGAAGGTGTAGCTGAGCTCGGAGTAGTCGCCGAGTCGCACCCGCTGGCTCAGGCTGGGGATGCCGATGTTGCCAGCGAGAGTCGGATCGGTGCCGGCCTCGACCAGCTTGAAGCTGGCCGCGGCCGAGGCGCCGCTGGTCGGCAGGCTGGGCGCGTCGTTCACGTCGGCCTTGCAGGTGTAGCTGCCGCTCCAGCTGCCGATGCCGCCCGGCATCCACTTGCGCCATCCGGTGGCGGCACCCGTCGCCTCGGTGATCTCGATCTCGGGCCAGGTGATGTCGATGGTCAGGGCGTTCAGGTAAGCCACGTAGCCGGTGTTGTACGTGACCAAGGCCGAGATGCCCAGGGGCGGGGTGGTCCGAGGGAAGATGCCCGAGAAGTCCACCGTGCCCGTGCGCAGGCCATGGTACTTCTCCATCATGTTGATGGCCGAGCCCGTGGCCTGCGTCACGTCGATCTCGTTGGAGTCGATCTTGATGGTGGCCAGGTCGGTGGTCATCCGCAGCGCGGTGCCGAACAGATACAGCAGGTCGCCGCTGGCCGCAATGCTGGTGAGGTTGCCGGTCTCTGAGGTGAGCGGGTATGCAAGTGCCATGGGTGGTATCTCAGGGGTTGGTCGCCAGGGCGGTGACTCTAAAGGTGGCGGTCATCGTGCCCTGCATCATGTGCTCGTCGATCATGGTGGAGTCATAGGTACGCACCAGGCAGTTGCTGGCCTTGGCAGTGTACCCGTTCGTGCCCAACACCAGCAGGTGGCGATGGAAGCCGTAGGTGGGGATCCGGCCCGCCTGCAAGATGGCGTTGCCATGCAGGCGGTCCATGACGCCGCTGATGCGGCCGGCGAAGTTGCCGGCCACCGCATCCTGCACCTGGTCGAAGATCTGGAAGGTGGCGGTGCAGTTGAACTCGTCGGCGGTCATGCTGTGGTCTTGGTCCATCCGCACGCTCACCAGCAGGTAGGGGAAGGTGATGGCTGCAGGCGTTCCGAAGATGCTGTAGGCACCACTGATGACGTTCCAGGCGTTGCCGTTGTAGAGCCCGCCGGCGCCCGTGTCGGCCTTGATTCGGTCGAGGATGGCCTGGTAGATGGTCGTGAGGATCATGCTGCCGGAGCTCCTGCCGCGGCTGCGGCCTTGAACGCCTTGCGGATCTCGAAATTGAAGCCGGCGGCGAAGGCCTTGGCCACGCGAGCCCTCGAGTCTTGGTTGGTCGTGGCCGGCCTCAGGAACGGGCGAGCAGGAAGCCGCACGGTGGGCTTGAGCACGAACATCAGCTGGCTCCTGGCGTTCTTGCCCTTGACGGTTCGCCACAGGAAAGCCACGCCGCGGTGCGGGCCCTTGCGGAACGTCAGGTTCTGCGTCCGCAGGTCCTTGGTGTTGGCCCGCATCTGGGCAGCTTCAGCGTTCACCGGGATGGTCAGGTACTTCTTGTTCTTGGCCTTGATGAGCCCGCCGTATTCCTGCTTCTTGGCGTACCGCTCGTTGGTGCCGACGATGGTCATGCCGTTGGCCGGCGGCGTCTTCTGGATGCTGTTCCGCAGCCGGTTGGTGACGGTGCCAGGAGGCCCACCTGGTGGAGACGGGTTGTGCCAGGAGGTCTTCACGAAGCTGTCTTTGATGTACCGCACCAGCACGTCGCCGGCACGCCCCACGCCGGTGGTAGACGCCGCCATGAGCACGACCTGCAGGTCGGCGCCGGCCACCTTCATGGTGAAGTCTGCTCTCATCAGTCCTGATCCCTCTCGAGGGTGATCACGTAGACCGTGCCGAAGTTGACCAGGTTCCGCGGCTGGCCGGCCACCCGGTACTGCACGCCCGAGATAATCACCTTGTCCTTGGGCGTCACCGTCCAGCTCGCGCCGGCTGTGGTCACCGGAGCGCAGTACACGTCAAACATCTTGGTTGTGGTGTCGCGGCCGTAGACCAGGGCATCCGAGGCCGAGCCGGGCTGCACCATGCACGCCACCGTGGCCGAGGCCGTGCCGGGGAAGGTGCCGACGGGCACGCCATCGACGCCGGCCGCCCAGGTCGCTGTGTAGATCTCCATGGAGCTGGTCAGCAGGTGGTACGGGGTGTTGGCCATGGGTCACGCGCTCCC